TTAGATGTCAAGCTTCTTATTCAAGTTTTACTAAAAAAGAATAATTGGAGAGCAAATAATGAATCCCTTCAGCAAGATATTCACAAGATCACGTGACAAGCCCCAGGACAGGACCAGCGGGTCCTCATACAGTTTTCTCTTCGGAGGATCGACATCCGGCAAGGCGGTGAATGAACGCTCGTCGATGCAGATGACGGCCGTCTATGCCTGCGTGCGTATCCTTGCCGAGGCGATCGCAGGCCTGCCGCTGCACCTCTACCGCCACGACGATGAGGCGAGCAAACACAAGGCCACCGAGCACCCGCTGTACACCCTGCTGCATAGCGAACCCAATGCGGAGATGACCAGCTTCGTATTCCGCGAGACGCTGATGACCCACCTGCTGCTTTGGGGCAATGCCTATGCGCAGATCATCCGAAACGGCAAGGGCCAGGTGGCCGCACTCTACCCCCTGATGCCCAACCGCATGCAGGTCGATCGTGACAAGAACGGCAAGCTCTACTACCAATACACCACCAGCGCTGAGGATGCACCCACGATGAAAGGCACTTCGGTGGTACTGGACGCCTCAGAGGTGCTGCACATACCGGGACTCGGTTTCGATGGTCTGGTGGGCTACTCGCCGATCGCAATGGCCAAGAACGCCATCGGCATGGCGATCGCTTGTGAGGAGTATGGGGCGAAGTTCTTCGCCAACGGAGCTGCCCCAAGCGGGGTGCTGGAGCATCCGGGAACGGTGAAGGATCCTACGCGGCTCCGCGAGACGTGGCAGGGCCAATTCGGCGGCTCGTCCAATTCGCACAAGGTTGCGGTGCTCGAGGAGGGGATGAAATACACCCCCATCTCGATATCTCCCGAGCAGGCTCAGTTCCTGCAGACACGCAAGTTCCAGATCAACGAGATCGCGCGCATTTTCCGCGTCCCTCCGCACATGGTGGGGGACCTGGAGAAGTCCTCGTTCAGCAACATCGAGCAGCAGTCACTGGAGTTCGTCAAATACACCCTCGACCCGTGGGTGATCCGCTGGGAGCAATCTCTCTCGCGTGCACTGTTGGACTCGAATGAGAAGCAGACGCATTTCTTTCGTTTCAACGTCGAAGGGCTGCTGCGCGGCGATTATCAGAGCCGCATGACAGGCTACGCGACCGCACGCCAGAACGGATGGATGAGTGCCAACGATATCCGAACTCTGGAGGACATGGATCAGATAGCCGACGAGGACGGAGGAAACCTCTATCTCATCAACGGAAACATGCTCCCCCTCTCTCGGGCAGGGGCATTCGCAGACAAGGTTACGGACACATCCCAGGAGGAGAGTAATGAAGAACAGGAAGTTCTGGCAATGGAAAAACCAGGGCCAAGAAGAAGGCAAAGCGAGAATTCTTGAGCTTTCAGGCACGATCGCTGAGGAGAGCTGGTTCGATGATGACATCACCCCTGAGCAGTTCAAGGATGAGCTGTTCGCCGACAGCGGAGAGGTGACGGTGTGGATCAACTCACCCGGAGGGGACTGCATCGCAGCGAGTCGCATCTACGCGATGCTCATGGATTATCCGGGAGCCATCACCGTGAAGATCGACGGGATCGCAGCGAGCGCTGCCTCGGTCATCGCGATGGCGGGTACGAAGGTACTGATGGCACCCACCGCCCTGATGATGATCCACAACCCCATGACGCTCGCCTATGGCAACCACCAGGACATGCAGAAGGCCATCGGCATGCTGGACGAGGTGAAGGAAAGCATCGTCAACGCCTATGAGATCAAGACGACCCTCACCCGGGCGAAGATCAGCCACCTGATGGACAACGAGACGTGGATGAATGCCAAGAAGGCCATCGAGTTGGGCTTCGCCGATGCGATCCTCGAGGATGCGAAGAAAGCGTCCAATGAGGCATCGTATGCGTTCTCGATGCGCACCTCTCAGCTCTCACTGATGAACAAGATCACCGAAACCTATGCAATCACAGAAGACCAGGAGCCACCTGAGGAAGGCAGAGCCGCCCTTGGCGAGCTCGAGAAACGACTGAATCTCATCAAACCCCAATAGGAGAAGACACAATGGGAAAGATCAACGACATGCGTGCACAGCGCGCGAAGACCTGGGAACAGGCGAAAGCATTCCTCGACTCCAGGCGCAACGACAAGGGCATCCTGGGCGCAGAGGATACCACCACCTACGAACGAATGGAAGCCGAGATCGTGGATTTGGGCCACGAGATCGAGCGGCAGGAGCGCATCGAGGCGTTCGAGCGTGAGCTGAACGCACATGTGGGTTCCCCCATCACCAGTCGTCCCGAAAGTGCACCCAAGGGTGAACAAAAAGGAGGACGCGCTTCGGACGAGTACAAGAAGGCATTCTGGAACCTCCTGAGGCGCCGAGAGAACACCCCTGATTTGCGCAACGCATTGCAGGTGGGAACCGACACCGAAGGCGGCTACCTCGTACCGGATGAGTTCGAGCACACCCTGATCCAAGCGTTGGAGGAGGAGAACCTCTTCCGCTCGATCGCCAAAATCATCCAGACCGCAAGCGGCGATCGCAAGATTCCCATTTCCGCATCCAAGGGTGAGGCGGCATGGATCGATGAGGAAGGAACGTATCCTGAGAGCGATGACAGCTTCGGGCAGGTGACCATCAGCGCCTACAAGCTGGGCACGATCATCAAGGTTTCCGAAGAGCTCATCAATGACAGTGTGTTCGACATTGAGTCCTACATCGCCACCGAGTTCGCCCGTCGCATCGGAGCCAAGGAAGAGGCGGCATTCTTTAGTGGGGACGGATCGGGCAAGCCCCTGGGTATCCTCGCGGCCACCGGAGGTGCACAGATCGGCGTCAACGCGGCCTCTGCAACTACCCTGAGTGCTGATGAGGTCATCGACCTGTACTATGCACTGCGATCTCCGTATCGCAAGAACGCGGTGTGGGTGACCAACGATGCCACCGTCAAGGCACTGAGAAAGCTCAAGGACGGCAACGGGCAGTACATCTGGCAGCCCTCGCTGACTGCAGGCACTCCCGATACCATCCTGTCCCGTCCGGTGAAGACCTCGGCCTACATGCCCGAGATCGCTGGCGGGGCGAAGACGCTGGCCTTCGGGGACTTCTCGTACTACTGGATCGCCGACCGCCAGGGACGCACCTTCAAGCGCCTGGGCGAACTGTTCGCTCCGACCGGGCAGGTGGGGTTCCTCGGGTCCCAGCGTGTGGATGGGCGATTGATCCTCGGAGAGGCCGTCAAGGTCCTGCAGCAGAAGGCCTAAGGGAGGTAATTGATGGGATACAACACGAAAAACTACCGCGAGCAAGGCGGTGAGAAAACGGTCATCGGCGGCGAGGTCATCCTCGCTGCGAACGCGAAGGTAACCATCGACCCTGCGGCACTCATCGAGGGGCTGCCCGATGGAAACTTCACTCCCACTGCCAGCCAAGGCGATAGCACTGCGACCACCATCGAAGAGCTCGTGGTGGATTTCAATGCGCTCTTGGCAAAGCTCAGGAGTGCAGGCCTGATGGTCAGCTGATCGTAAGCGAAGCATAAGAGATTTTATGGGGGCATCCCGGTGAGAGCCGGGGTGTCCATCATTTCGATGAAGGAGGAAGCGCATGATCGCAAGCATCGCCATGTTCAACACTTACAGCGGCAACTATGAGGACTCTCCCGAGGCTGTGCAGCTCAAGGGTGCCTTCCTCTGTACTGCCGAGGATATCGTGGCCTCGTATTTGGGCTTCGATCCCAAGCAGCAGGAGTATGTCGATATCGTGTGCTCGGGGACCGGTTCCAGGCGTCTGTACCTACGCGCGCGCAACATCACCTCAGTCGGAGAGCTCACCGTGGGAACAACCGTGGTGGATACCGCTTTGGTAAAAGCCAACGACGATTACATCAGCTACATCGACCATGCCACCAAGTTCCCCACCGGTGAGCACAATATCATCGTGAGCTACACAGCGGGATGGGAAGTCGAACAGATGCCTTCGGTGATCGTGGTCTCGATCCTGCGCATCGCGACGCTCATGCTCAGCGAGACCGGCGGGAACATCGGCTTGACGGGCAAGAGTTTTGCCGACAACAGCCGCACGTTCGTCAACTACAGCAACTACCGCAAGTACCTCCAACCGCTGGACAGCTTGCGCATCCTGGGGTTCTGACATGTTTGAAAAACGAAAAAAGTACAGCACCGAAAGCGTTTCGGTCGAGCCCGAGCTCTCCGAGGCCCTCGCCTACCTCGAATCCCTCGGAGCAAATCGGCATAAGGTAATGCGGCGCATCCTGGGAGGTATTGGCACGGCTGCCAGGAGCCAGGTACGCAAGGCCTACAAGTCCCAAGGGCTCTCCAAAGGCACCGGGGCGCTGTACAAGAGCATCAGCCGCCGCGTGATCCGTAGCGGCAAGGCCGTCATCGTCGAGGCCAAAGCTTCGTCACAAGAGACCAAGGTTTTCTACGGTTACGCCCTGGCCAAGGGAGCCCGCATCACCGCCAAGGAGGGAGGGTATCTGACCTTCCAGAAGGACGGCAAGTGGGTGCGCGTGCACTCGGTGAAGCTGCCCGAGCGGGATTTCGTGGCCGCACCGGTGAAGAAATACCTGAGCACTACGGCCTTCAAGACGAAACTGGACCAGTTGGTGCAGAAGGAGGTGGCGCGCATCGAGAAGGAGAACACACGATGAAAACCGAGATGCAAGTACTCGAAAGGCTGAAGGCGGTGATCGCAACCTCGCTGGTTGCACTGATGGAACCTGAGCCGGAAATCGCTGTGAAGCAGTTCGACGAAACGAACGTGGAGATCGATTTTCCCGATGTGGACAGCATGCGACGCCCCACGATGCTCTACATCCAACCCGATTATGAGAACCTCGAGCCGCTGGGGATGCACAGCGACCTGGCTACCATGCGAGCAACCGTGTTCATCCTGTGCAAGAGCGCTCCCAACGCGATTCTGGTCAAACGTGTATTCGCGCTCTACAGCGCCCTGTACCTGTTGGTGCGTGGTGATCCCACGTTGGGAGGATT